CGCGACGCGGGCCCCACTCGCGTAGAGGGGGCACTCCAGCACGTTCGTCTCCCCCCGCTGGATGGCGTGGGGCAGCGGCAGGCGCGCCTGGTAGCCGAGCTCGGTGGTGCTGGGCATCAGCTCACCGACAGCGCGTCGACGGTCCAGTACCAGGCCCGGAGCTTGACCTTGCCGCCCGTCGGCGTGTTGTCGGCGCCACCGGAGAGGACCAGCGCGGCGTTCGCGGCGCCGCCCGAGACCGCGAGGTTCACCCCGTTGGGAGCGATGGCCTTGAGCGTGGTGCCAGCGGCCATCGCGTCGATGGTCCCGAGGTCCTGGGTGTTGCCGCCGGTGAGCGACAACGTGCCGGTGGTGGAGTCGACGCCGGCGATCTCGTCCGACACCACGAAGCTGTAGGCGTGAACGGTGGCCCCATCCGGGATGTCCAGGACGATCGGCGTGGTCGCGCTGTCGGTGGCGACGTCGACCTCGACCTCGACGGAGGTCAGGTGGAGGCCGTCGACCTCGAGGTCGAACATGGAGACGGTGGCGCCTCGACGGAAGCTGGGCATGGGTGCCTCACTCGTGGGTGAGCGGGCTGTCCATCAGCCCGCGGCACCGGGACCTACCGGTCAGTCGAGCGCGACGGGCTCCGACTCGGCCCGCGTCGTGTGCTGCGCCTCGAGCTTCTCGAGGTAGTCGTCGATGGCCTCGATGTTGGCCTGGTGCACGTCGGCCACGCTGCGGAACTTGGCGTGGTCGGCCGAGCGCGTCAGCGAGTCCTGCAGCGCGGTGACCTCCTTCTCGCGGAGGGTTCGGATCGGCTCCCCCCGCGGCGCAGGCAGGACCTTGGCGGCGAAGAGCTCCGCGATCCACGCGACCCGGGCCTCGTGGTCGACCTCGACGGTGGTGCGGCCGGGGTAGGCCGTCTCGAAGACCTCGATGTGGGCGTAGCCGCGGCGAACGCGCGTCTTGCGCAGGTAGGACTGGCCGCCCGGGCCGGCACGGTGGGGGATGATGGTCCAGCCGCGGTCCTGCAGGGTCGCCGCCATCCCTCGCCACTTGAGGGTGCCGTCCTTGGACTTGGTGGTGTTGTTGACGCCTGGCTCGATCGGGACGCGGCGCAGCAGCGGGAACACCGTCCCGTCCTGCACCGTCCACCGCTGCGGATGGTAGGCGAGCACGAAGGGCGCCGACGCGTGCAGGTTCGGCAGCGGCTTGCTCGCGCGCTCCGGGTCGAGGTCGATGTTGACCGTCTCGGTCTCGGCCGCGCCGAACTTGTCGACCGGCGCCGTGGCAGTCGTCTGCTTCTTCGCTCGTGGCATGGATGTCCTCTCCAGGGGCCCCCGCTGCATGGCGGAGGACACGCCGGGACCTACCGGAGCAGACCAGGCCCGGAGGTGTCAGCGGAGGCCGGTGGAGCCCCTCGAGTGAGGGGAGCGCGCGTCACTGGTCGGTGATGATCCCGACGCCGGCCTCGTCGATGACCTCGGTCACGCCGAGGTACCACTGGCCGACCCAGTCGGTGGTCCCCGTCTTCGCGTCGCGGTCGCGCTCGAAGAGGAGGTTGCCGTACTTGACCTGGTTGTTCGGGTCGTCGAGCGGAGCCGAGCCCTCGCCCCAGGCGATGGCGCCGCGGCCGAACATGAAGCCCTGACGGTTGCCGCCGGAGGCCGGAACCCGGGTCGACGTGAAGATGTGCACACCGGCGAGGGTGCCCTTGTAGCCGTTGCCGACCACCGCCATGAGCTCGGCCGGGGCCGGGCTGAACTGGATGGCACCGCCGCCGTTCAGGTTCAGGTCGATGATGAGGTCGGTGAACTGCTGCGGGTGCAGCTCGGCCGCGTAGGGGCCCTCGACGTTGTTGTTCTCGAGGGTGCCCTTGGCCTCGAGGAAGTTGCGGGCCGTCATGTCGACACCAGACGAGCCCACCGTGTTGGTGAAGCTGCCGCCGAGGTTGGCGATGAGGTCGACGATGGTCTCCGACGCCGAACGCACCATCGACTGACCGAAGCGGTTGAAGTTGATGATCCCGTTCGGATCCGTGAGCCGAGCCAGGTCGGTCGGCGTGTAGCGGAGGCCACGCCGCGTCACCGTGACGGTGGTGGCGTCGTCGGTCAGGTCCGTCGCGGCGATGGTGGCGCCGTCGCCGTAGCTGCCGAAGATGTCGTACCCGTCGAGACCGACCTGGCCGATCTTCAGCACGTTCGTGCCGCGGGTGTTGATGCTGCCCGCGTAGATGAGCGCAGGGTGGCGGAGGAGCGTCTCGCCGGTTCGCGCGGCGAGGAGGCGGATGACGATGCCGGACAGCACCTCGGCGGTCCGGAGGTTGGTGAGAGCAGCGAAGTCGAAGGCCATGGGGCACTCGCGGATGCGAGCTCGCCATCCTGGGAGATGTGGGGCGCCCGTTCACGCTCGGCGGCAGCGAGAGCCCCAGGTAGGTCGGCTCTGGTTTCAGGCGGACCTACCGGGCGTCACTCGTTGATCGAGGCCACCAGAGCGTCGAACTTCTCCCAGTTGCCGGTGCGCTGGGCCTCGACCCGGGCCGCGCGGACGGCCTCGGCCGTGACCTTGGAGTCCGCGCCGCTGGGGCCGCCTCCCGCGCCGCCGTTGGGCGTGCGTGGCTCCGAGCCCTTCCCGCTGCTCCCACTCGTCAGGAAGGGGGCCAGGAGCTTCGGGGGGGCGGTCTTGCCCTCACCCTCGCCGAAGCCCTGGAGCCACTCGCCCATGCCGCCCTTGGGGCGGTCGGCCTCGGGGATCTTGCCGTAGAGCATGCGCGCGGCGTCCTGGGCGTCCTCGTCGGTGAGGCCGACGCCGAAGAATGCCCTGTCCTCGGCGCGACCCGCCCGCTCGGCGTCCAGCTGTTGCTGCAGCTCGGAGGTCCGAGTCTGGACCCGCTGGTCGATTTCGCGCTCGGCGGTCTTCCACTTGTCGTAGACCTCCTCGAAGCGGTCGTAGGCGATGACGCGCGGGCGCTGCTCGCCGCCGCCCCCACCGCCGGGCTCGTTGCCGGCTCCCTCGCCGCCCTCTCCAGTTCCATCTCCAGCCATGGTCAGTCCTCTCGGTTGCCGCCCTCGTTCGGGCGCGGGTGCTTGACGAGTCCGGCAGCGTGCAGGCGCTCCTGGGCCTCGTCCTCGGTGATGAAGCTGCGCTCGAGGAGCCAGTCGAGCTCCTCGCGCAGCGCCTTGCGCTCCTCGGCAGACAGCGGCAGCGCCTGGTACGTCAGGTCGTACCCGGACTCCGGGAGGCGGCTGCCGGTCTTGCGGTTGACCATCGTCGCGACCATCGCCAGGAGCTGGCGGTCGGCGAGCCGGAACACGGGCTCGTACTCGCGGGAGGCCTCGCGCTTGGCCTCGTTGGAGATCATCAGCGCGTAGCCGCTGCGGGGGTCGCCGCTCATGCGTTGGATGTCCGACGCGGAGATCTTGGCGAACGCCGCGACGCGCCGCTCGTACTTCGAGACGGCCTCCTCGAGCTCCTGGACGGAGACCCCGGCGCCCCACTGGCCGACGACGGGCGTGCCCTCGAAGTTCTCGGCCGTCTCCATGAGCAGCACGTTGCTCGGGTCGGCCTCAACGACATGGAGGCCGTCGTCACGCTTCGAGCCGCGGACGTCACCGCCCACGATGTAGCGCTGGGCGAACGCCGCACGGAGCAACGTGTGACCGAGGTAGCTGTAGTACACCGACGCCGTGAGGGTGCCCTCGACGACCTCGCGGCCGTGGTACGGGTCGAAGATCTGCCCGGTGCGGTCTGCGTGGTAGACGACGTACGGCAGGTACGGCCGGTTGGCGCTGTCCCGGTACGGGTAGCTCTCACCAGACATCGATCCGCCTGCGAAGGCAGCGGTGACGTCGGCCTGGTCGGTGTCGCGGCGGATGACGTAGGTCGGGCTGCCGGGGTCGCGGACGTCGAGCTCGTCCCAGTACCAGCCACCCTCGCCGGTGTCCTTCGCGGTCCGCCAGCGGAGCTCGCGGATCCGGACAGGGACCTCGGGGCGATCGGAGTCGACGTCGGCGAGCACCATGTCGGGGGTCACCGGTCGGAGGACCACCACGGGCTCGTCGTCGACGACCACGACGTCCGGGCGAAGCAGCATCTCTCGCAAGCCGATGGTGTTGCGCTGCAGGCGCTGCATCATCGATTCCCAGCCCTCGAGGAGGTCCCCGACGGCCTTGGCAGCGGCCTCGTCCTCGGCGTGGGAGACGACCGGACGGCGGCTGTAGATGACCGCGAGCTGGCCGCAGACCGACGCCAGCACGTTGCTGGACATGTCGACCTTCTTCCATGCCTTGGCGCGCTGCTGGCCTGCCTGCTCCTGCACCGCGAAGCGGATGTCCTGCTCCCACTCACCCTCGAGGATCCGACGCCGGAGACCGGTGTGTTTCCAGCGCTTCTGGTCCCAGGGGGAGTCGGGCAACGGCTTGGTGGGCATCATGCGCAGCTGTCCTCGCTGCGGGGACCTACCGGCCCTTCTTCGCGATCCTCCGAGCCTCGGCGATCTGCTCGCGGGAGGGCAGGCGGTAGCCCTTGATGTACTCGTTGAGCGCGTACCTGCAGGCGTCGGGCAGGTGCTTGTGCTCGCTCTGCTTCGTCCCGTCGTAGCGCCGCATGCAGTCACGGAAGAGGACGCAGCACTCGTGGACGGTGAAGCCCTTGGCCACGATGAGCTTGTCGAGCCAGCGCTCGCCGCGGCGTAGGGAGCCCTTGCCAGACAGGCGGCCCTGCTTCGCTGCCGTGATGCGCGGCCGCAAGTCCGACGCCCGGGGACCGGCGTAGCGGTCGGGGTGGCGTCGGCGGAGCTCGCGGAGGATGGCCTCGGTGAGCCGGAGGTTGTCCTTCCGATCCTTCCGGCCGCTCGTCGGGTTGTCGCCACCGACGAAGGCGAGGTCCTCCCACTCGAGCCCGTTTCGGTCGAGCATCGCGAGGACGTCCATCGCGTCCTGCTGCACGGTCGTGGTCGTCTCGCTCACGTGCTCGTCGATGCCCACGACCGGGAACATCTCCGCGGCGACGTTGACCGACGCCTCGTCGATGCCCACGAGGAAGAACGCCTGGTTCTGCCCGGTCTCGCCGTGGTCGATGCCGAGGCCGATGCGCAGGTCCCGGTTGGGGAGCTCGGCGACGACGTTCGAGCCAGGCTCGCCCACGGCGTCCACGAAGTCCCCGAAGCGCCGGCCACCCTCACGGTCCTCCCACTCGCCGTCGAGGCGCACAGCGGCGTCCCAGGGGGGCTCCTCGTCGCGCTTGCGCTGCACCCACGCGGCGTCGCACCGCTCGCCCGACTCGTGGCGGAGGGGGCGCTTCTTGCCGACGGGGATGAAGTTCGCAGCCTCCCACCGGAAGTGCAGGTCGACGACGGCACCGCGCTCGACCTCGGCCCGAAGCCAGTCCGTGGGCGCGTTGATCGGCGTCAGCGTCATCAGCAGCGGGCCGCCGGTGGTCATGAGGCGCTTGCGGACCTCGGAGTAGATCTCCCGCGTCCGCGGTGGCTCGTCGAACAGCACCCCGTCGAGCGTGGCGCCGGCGAGGTTGAGCGCGTCCTGGTGCGTCGTCTTGAAGCGGATGACGCTGCCGTTGTCGAACACCACCGCCGGGTTGTTGGCGCCGAAGCCCCACCGCGCCGAGTACCTCGTCTCCGACGCCAGGCGCGACTTGGGCAACATCTCCCAGCACGCCTCCTGAATCTCCACGGACTGGGAGAAGCCGGCGCACACGACCCACCAGGTGACCGGTGGCTCCGGCACGTCCTTGCCGAGCACGTGCTCGCCGATGCATCGGCCGATGACCTCGGCGAGCCCGGCGGTGGTCTTGCCGAAGCGGTTCCCGGTCCGGAGCAAGCAGGCCTGCTCACCCTCGCGGGGTTGCCACGACAAGAAGGCGTGCTGGGGCGGCAGCCAGGCGAACCTGGACAGCGGCGCATCGTTCGCGGCGCGCGCCCGGGCACGAGCCGACTTCGCCGCGAGTCGCAGTCCACGGAGAGCCATCGCGAGGACCTCAGGGACGGAGGCGAACGACGTTCCCGCGCCCCACGAAGTCGTCGGCGTCGTCGCGGTCGAGGAGCGCCAGGTAGATCTGCCGCGCGGCGTCGGTGTCGACCTCGGCCTCGTCGCCTACGGCTTGGACCACCGCGGCGACCATGTCGTCGGTGGACACCTCGGCCATCTCCTCGCGAAGCTTCTCGGCCTTCGCCTTCTCGAGCTCGATCTCGTGGGCGTTGGCCTGGGCCTCGAGCTTCCAGCCCGCGGTGGCGTTGCCGGTGTCGAACTGGACCTTGGCCAGGGCCCGGAGCCGACGAACAGAGTTCCGCTTCCGGTGGGCCTCCTGGGTCGCCTGGAGCACGTAGCGCTCCTGGCGGAGGGTGCGGAGCTGGCGGACCACCTCGGTGAGCTCGCGCCGCACCGAGGTCTCCTGCCGCAGCTTCACGAGCGCCTCCTCGAGGACACCGATCTCCTCGTCGACCTCGACCAGCCTGTCAGCGACCTTGGCCATGGGTCACCCCGCGCGCGGGGGCCACCGCCACTCGCCGGGCTCCTCGCCCTGCTTCACGGAGTGCCGCGCGAAGATCGGCGCGCTGACGAGGTCGGCCCAGGGCGCGTCGAGCACGAGACCGTCGAGCCCGAGCACGTGCACGTGGAGGTCGACGGTCTTGCTGTCGTGAGCGTGGACGACCATCGCCGGACGCCACAGCTCGACACCTCCGCGCGTCGTTCCGAGGTTGAAGTGGACGATGCGTCCGATGGTGGGCTGCTGCATGGTCGAGTGTCGAGTCCTCGCCGGCACCGGTGCCGGGCAGGAGGACCTACCGACCGGGCCGAGGACCTCGGTCGTCGCTGCATCCTGGGACTCCGAAGTTTCCGGAGCGTGGGTGTGTGAGGGTCGAGATGAACTTCAACCTGGACTATCGCCGATCACACGGCAACGTCGCTCAAGGCACGCTCAAACATAGATAGGCAGGATCAGAAGCTCGGTTGTGCGCGAACCGCTCTGTCGGGTTCTGGCCGTAGTCATGCTTCAACCATACCAATCAGCACCAGCGATGATGTGCACAGTTTAAGTATGTGCACAAGTTTCCTGGCGTTCGAACTTGGCTTTCGTCGATCACGACCATTTGCGGGCCGGCTCCAGACACGCTACGACGTGGACAGGCTGCCCGGCCGACCGTTCAGTTTCGGTGGCGCATATTGCGCGGCTTTGTCCTGACCTTTCGCCCGGCGCGGGATCGTGCGCACCCAGCACGAGTACGCTAGAGAGATGTGCCTGCCGATGGAATGGTCCAGAACGATGGAATGGTCCAGAAAGCAGGACGCCCCCAGGACCGAGCCACCGGTCCCAAGGGCTAGGAGAACCAACGCAATGCCTATCGCAGCAATCATCAGCCTCATCATCGAGGTAACGCGACTTGTGCGCGTAGTCATCGACCTGACGAAGTTGTCAGGTCACCTGCTCGACCTTCTGCCACGCCTCTGGGCGCGACTCCAGAAGCTGACGCGCCAGCGCCGACTACCTCGTCGCGACGAGGAGTGAGCCTTCGGAGGCGACCCGTCCAGGGACGGGTCGCCTTCCAGCCGCAGTGTCGATCACTCGCCGCCCGACGGCGCTGGCCAGACGAGGGCCATGGCGGCCACCATGATGGCGATCACCGCGTCTAAGATGGTGTCCGAGTGGACTGTGTCGCCCACGACGAAGATCGAGTAGCCGAGCCAGGCGAGCACATCGTCTGCACGGACGAGAAGACGAGCATCCAGGCCCGGGGGCGCATCGCTCCAACCAAGCCAACTCGGCCAGGCTTGGTCGAGCGCCGTGAACACGAGTACAAGCGAAACGGTGCGTTGTGCCTGATCGCAAACTTCGAGGTCGCAACTGGCGAGATCGCGTCATTCACGCTGAGTCCGACGAGGACGGAGCTGGACTTCGCGGACCACATTGAGCGCACCGTCGCGGCTGACCTCGAGGGCACATGGACCTTCGTGGCAGACCGGCTGAACACCCACATGTCCGCCACCCTCGTGGAGCGAGTTGCCCGGTGGTGTGGGCTTGACGAGGAGCTGGGGAAGAACGGCCACTTGAAGTCGATGGAGTCACGGGCGGCGTTCTTGAGCGACCGGAGCCACCGAATCCGGTTCGTCTACACGCCGAAGCACTGCTCATGGCTGAACCAGGTTGAGATCTGGTTCAGCGTCCTCGTCCGACGGCTCCTACGACGCGGCAACTTCGAGTCGTTGGAGACGCTGCGGGAAGCGATCACGAAGTTCATCGCGTACTTCAACGACACCCTCGCTCACCCATACCGCTGGACCTACACGGGCCGAGCCTTGAAGGCGACCTGATGGATCGGCATCTCCGCCCGGCAGTACTAAGTCGTCGCAGGAATCGCAGCCGTTCCGGGCCGGTCCGCTCTTCGTCGCTCCACACGTAGCCACACAGCGTCGGCGCCGGCGCCGACCAGGACCAAAAGGCGATTGCGTGTCCGAACGCGCAGAAACCCGGCCCTAGTTTCTGTGCAGCACGGTCCGCCGGAGGCGCCCGACGAGGTCTGCCCCCCACCGCTCCCGCTCCCACGGGCGCACGCGCAGGGACAGGTTGCGCACCACTCCGCGCGGCTCGACGGTCCTGGGCTGCACATCCCCGTCGAGAGCCGCCCGCAGCGCGTCGGACACCGAGCAGCCGCGGACCTCGGCCTCGCGCGCGAGCTCCTTCCACTCGGCCACGTCTACCTCGAGGCGCACGGGGGTCCCGCGCGTGTCGTCGCCGGCGAGGTGCGCGCGGACGCGGTCGACGTCGGGGAGCTGCGCCAGCTCGGCGGCCGTGAGCGACGTCCGCCGCCGGCGCCAGCGGCCCGCGATCCACACCGTCACCGACGGCGGGTCCGTCCGGTGCAGGGTCGATCGGCGCTGCCCAGGCGCGAGGTGCGCAGCTACTCGCGCCTCGGCGACGTCGACCAGGCGCGCGCCGGCGGGAACCGTGCGACCGCGGATCCAGCCCTCACCGTCGACGTAGACGGACACTTCCGGCTCCGCCCCTCTGTGGAGCACAGCCCATCCGCCGGCGAGCATCTCCTCGGCGCGCACGCGGTCCGCCGGGGTCAGGTCACGTAGGCCCTCGAGCTCACCGCGTCGGACCACGACCGAGCCCTTGCCTGTCGACACGACCACCGACGGCGGAACCGTCAGCCGTACCCCCACGAGCTTCGCCATGCAGCCCCCTCGCGCAGGGCGTACAACCCGCCACGGCCGCGGGCGCATCCGCGCCACATCCACGGCCGCGGCGCGCGACACATCCGACCTCGTCGGGGGCGGCACCTCGGACGCCGCGTCGCGCCGCGCGCGCCCGCGGCCGAGGTCCCCCCGCTGCTCGTCGCGATCGTCCTCGGGGAGTGGACACCTCCCATCGCCACCTGCCCGAGGCCGCGCACCGGACCGGCCGACCTCGACGCCCGCAGCCCGGAACGTCCGACGCACCGGATCCGATGGGTGAAGGCCGGATCCCGGGACACCTACGGCTCACGCATGCCGGGGCCGGCCGCGAGGACCCCACCCACCCGGATGCCGCGCCAGCTTCCAGGAAGAACCGCGAGCACGATACGCAGCCGCCTCCGGTGACGTGCGAGGAGGGTCCGGTGGACCTACCGGACACGCCACCGGACGGGGGGGCCGCTTGCCGCGAAGGCCTCGGCGCCGATCGTCCGCACGCGTTGCCCCGCGCGCGGACCACCGGACTAGCCAGCCGCAGCGCGACTGCACGGTACCGGGTTCGGGTGCCGGCGAGCTGCGCGTCAGGGGGGTGCCCCAACGGACCCGTCTCTGCACGGCACTGGGGGCGGGTGTCGGTGAGCTGCGCGTCAAGGGGGTGCCATCCGGCCGCCTCGGCGAGCTGGATTCGGCTGTGGATCCCGCTGCACGGATCCAGACGACACGGGTGGATCCAGGTTTCTGGTACCTCCACTGCCGCGCGCGCGTTGCTGGACTGCGTTTCGGTTGCGTCTCCGGACCTCGCGAAAGTCGGCGTTAGTCGGCTGGCAACGTTTGCTCCACGTTCGGCGCACGTAGTGCGTGCCGCGACCAGGGAAGAAACCGGACTTTCAGCCGGAGCACAGCGAAAGGGCCCGGTCCGGCAGGCGCGATCGCGCGGTGCGGCTTGGGCTCCACGGTGCCGCCCAGCTCGTCGCCGACGCCTCAGGGGGGCGGGCTGCAGTCCCGGACCGCGATGGATAAGTTCAAAGCCACGGATCCGCGGAATCTACTGCGGACCTCCGCCCGATCTGTAGACCTGGCTCACGCAGGAGCGATCGGCGCTACGGTTGACCCGGGTGGGCGATGATCTGCCAGTGGCAGTCAGCCAGATCGGCAAGCTTCACCGTGCTCCCGTCGACCAGGTCGACGAGCTGCTCGTCGACCTCGACCCGGCGCACGATGAGCGTGCGCTTGGAGCCCGAGGCACGCCACGCACCCGCCGTGCTCGGCATCTGCCGCCAGCAGTGGAACGCGCCCTCGTCGTCAACGGGGACCCAGTGAGACTCCGGCAGTGATGGGTACCGCTGCGCGTCCATGAGCCACTCCAGACGGCCGTCGCTCTCGCGGACCTCGAGGAGGGTCGCGTCGTCGTCCGACAGCGCCATCCAGAGCCCCGGCCTGTCCGGCAAGGCCAGCCCGACCTCGGGCGCCGGCGCCGAGGGCAGCGCCTGCCACGCCGAGCTCGGGCGCAGGTAGCCTTGCGCCAGCGCGTGCACGAGGTTCTCGCCGTACATGTCGGCGAGGAAGAGATGGGATCCCGTGAGGTCGTCCGCCCGAAGGCGCCGCGCCCGACGCGACTGCGACCGGAACACCCACCGGAGCACGCCAGCCATCTCGGCCGAGACGAACGCGTACGCGTCGTCGACGTCGGTCGCGACCCGTACCGCAGCCAGGCGCTCCTGAACGCGCTCAGCCACCTGCCAGCCTGGCAGAGGACGCGCGACGGCCTCCAGGCCCGATTCTTCGACGTAGACGCCCCAGACGGCCGCGACAGCGGCCTGGAGCTTCCGGTCGCGTCTTGACCCCTTCGAGCGCGTGCGACGCCCCAGACGGGCCTCCAACGCCATCGTGAGACGCTTGCGCGGCTTCTGGCGCCGCCGCTCGTACAGCAGCGCCA